GACGCAGTAATGGCTGTACGGTGCGGGCTTCTCCGAGGAATACGGCTACCTGTGCCACATCGGATCCCGAAACGACGAAAGAAGAAGATCTTGGGTAGAAACCCCAGAGTGGTCCTCGCTCTCTACGATCCGATCTAAGTGGAGAGAATGGGTTAAAGGAGGATCTGCAAGTGAGAATCGAGATAGGGCGGCCCAGCACGTTCTATTGACGCCTCACCCAAGAAAACGTGATGAGATAGAGATGAGCAAACAAAGATCGGCTGGGGTCGCTGGGGGCCCCAGAACTTTCTGAGAAATGAAAAGGGAAGTTGATTGGTCACGAGTAAAGCACTTCGAAAAAAGGGAGTTCAGCGGAGCAGACAAGATGCATCCGGATGTCATTTATCTCATGGATGCAATGCGGGAGTATGCAGGAATCCCTTGTATTATCCATGAGGCTTATGCGGCAAGCGGACATTCGCCGAAATCCTACCATTATAAAGGCCTGGCAATTGATTTTCACTTCGAAGGCTTGTCGCTTCTGGAACAGTTCCTGATATCGCAGAGATTTGCTTGGGGAGGGATTGGTTTATATCCATTCTGGGCTCGTCCGGGGTTGCATGTTGATATGCGCCCGCTGGGCCTGTTTCAGCCAGGTGCAAGATGGTGGAGAGACGAGAAAGGAGTTTATCGAGCTTTGACGGCAGAAGACTTAAAGAGCCTGTGGGCTTGAAGATGGCTAAGAGTGGTCAAAGATGATTAGCAGGAAAAAATATCCCAAGGCGCTGATAGAAAGGGCGGAGGAACTCTTTGTAAGATCTGTACCGCGTCTCTCTTGGGCAGAGCTGGCTAAGATGACCAAGATACCCGGCTCAACGCTCAGGAGATATGCGAGACAGATGGACTGGTACTCGAAGAGAAATAAACATTTCCAGCGGTTAAACCGAGCCGCCGTCGCCGCAGAGGCGAAAGGCTGGAACAAGGATAAAGAGATTGAGGATCTACTTGCAATCGCTAATGGCATCAAAGAAGCTCTTCGGGTAGAAAAGCAAGATGAAATCCAGGTCTTCAGAGTGAAACCAAGCAACTACGAGAAGATGGTCGAAGCGTTGGTCAAGCTCGAGAGTCTTCTTTCTCTATGGGCCGGCGAGCCAACGGAACGGGTCGAGAGCATCGAGAAAACTGAGGAAATGACGGACGATGAGCTCAAGAGAGCAATTAATAGAGAGATTGAAGAGCTTGTCGGAGAGGCGGAGAAGATTAAATCTTCTCTGGGAGGAGTTGAAGATCAGGAAGTGCCGGATTGATTTCAATGAGTTCGCTCCATTCGTTCTACAGACTGAGAAACACCGACCGATCGTCCAAGGTGAAATTCATCGAAGCTGGGATTCACACATCAGAGACTGTGAAAAAAGAGGGAAATATGCTGGAATCCTGGCACCGATGGAGTCTGGCAAAAGCACTCAGATTGCGATCGGGAGAGTGCTGTGGGAATTAGGAAAGAACCCGGATCTCCGGGTGAAGATAGTCTGCAGTGCTGATGATCTTGCGAATCAGCGAGTTTTTACTGTCTTAAAGTATATCGAGTTTTCTAAAAGATTTCGTAAAGTTTTCCCGAACTGCAGACCGAGTGCCAAGAAAGATTGGACGAAGTCAAAATTTTCTCTTGAGAGAGAGGTGAGCGTTATCGACCCCAGCCTGGAAGGATCCGGGGTCCTGACCGGGGTGGGCGGTAGAGCAGATCTAATCATCTTTGACGATGTTGTGGACTATCGAAATGCAATCGCAAATCCGTCCTTGAAGAAGACTGTGATCGATGCTTTTTTCTCAGTCTGGATGACACGACTGGAGCCTGGGGGCCGGGCGGTCTTGATCGGAACTCGCTGGGCAGAGGATGATCTTTACTCAGTGCTTCTGGAAAGTTCAGAGTGGAGCTTCTTAGAACAAAGTATATCTGATGACTTCAAATACATTGAAAGTAAACGAATCAATTAGGCTTCCCTTATGGCCTGGGGTAGATGAAGAGTCACTCCGGAAGACTTTTCGATCGATTGGACCCCGAGCCTTCGAGCGGGGTTATCGCCAGAGGCCTTACTCCGAAGAAGAGAAGATCTTCCCTTCGTTCCTGGACTGTATACAATATGGAGCTTCATGGCGAAATTACTATCTGATGACCCCAAAAAAGGGTTGGAGGTTTGGGGTTGGCTGCGACCTATCCCGCGATAACCGGTCCGGAAATGTGATCTTTGTTTTGGCAGTGGACTCCGAGAATTATCGATATCCAGTCGACATCAGAATGGGGCGATGGACCTCGCCGCAGATGGCGGATCAGATCAAGACAGTGAATGCAGAATACCATCCAGACTGCGTGATGGTCGAAAATAACGGTTATCAGCAGGCCCTGATCGATTGGATGCAGCAGTCGGAAGAATCGGTCGAACTGCCTTTGATGGCATACACGACGACAGGAAAGAAAAAGAGAGATGCTGCAGTGGGGCTGCCCGGTCTGGAGATCGAGTTTTATAACAAGCTCTGGAGGATCTGCATCCCTGAGAAGCACGGCTTCGGGTGCGAGTGTGCCTGGTGTCGGTGGCTGCATGAGATGCAGAACTACCCCGGAAGCACTGACGATACAGTAATGGCGTGTTTCTTTGCGCGGGAAGCTATTAAGTTCATCTGTAGAGAATACTACCGAGTTGTCGAGGCTGAAGATGAGGATGAAGATGAATTTTAAAATCTTCAATCTAATATCCAAAGTATTCGCTCGTTCGGAACCAAATACAATACAAAAGTCGGAAAACGTGCGAGATGATGAGGATGAGACCCTCAGCCAGGAAGTGAGAGAGTATGTCTCATATCTAAAAGCGTTTCAGGTTTCAACTTGGAGCTACTCTGCGCTTTATGCGATAATGGTTGCGGGAGCAAGCGTGCCATTGAAGGTCCAGCGTATTCTGAAAGATGAGGTCGAGAACATCCCCCTGCCTGAGCCGCTTGCGAACCCAAATATTGATATGAGCTTCTATGACCTGATTGAGGCAACGCTGGGCTTTCTTGAGTTGACCGGAAATGCTTACTGGGAGCTAGTCTTCGACGATCAGGCACCGGAAGAGCGAAAGCTGAGTGAGATATACGTTCTGAAACCTTCGAGGATTGAAATCATTCCAGATGCTCGTCTGGGCGTGAAGGAATACAAGTATGAAGTGAACAACCGGAAGATAATCTTCAGCCCGGAGGAGATAGTCCACTTTAAGTACTTCAACCCTGATTCAGATTACTATGGTTTTGCGTCTCTGCGGTCGGCGGAGTCGAGCATCAATCTTGACAAGTATGCAGTCGACTTCAATATATCGTTCTTCCAAAATCGCGCAGAGCCGGAGGGCTTCTTAGTTATCCCGGAGTTCTTAACCGATGAACAGTACAAAAGACTCATGAAGCGCTTGGAAAAACGACACAGGGGCCCTAAGAGAGCTCACAAACTCGAGATTCTTGAGGGAGGGGCAGAGTACAAGCAGGTGGGACTGAGCCAGAAAGACATGGAGTTCTCTCAGCTGCGTCGAATGAACCGAGAAGAAATCTTGGCAGCGACTGGAGTTCCTCCGGTTCTTTGTGGGCTTCTGGAGTATTCCAGTTATGCCAATGCCTTTGTCCAAACTAAACTCTTTTACCAACAAACAATTATACCGAAACTTAAAAAAATCGAGAACAAAATCAACAAGCAAGTTTTGCCGCTCATTGATAAAAATCTTAAGTGTTATTTCGACTATTCTGAGATTGGAGCACTACAGGAAGACAAGACAAAAGAAGCAAGCAGGCTGGTCTCTTTGGTAAACGCGGGAATTCTGGATCCGGAGGAGGCGCGGAAGGAACTGGGGCTTGAGGCTCGTAGTGCAAAAGCGAAAAAGGAAGAGACGGGGAAAGAAGAGCTGGAGCCTCAAGACGAAGTAGCACAGCTTCTTGAAGAGATTCAGAGTAAAAAAAAACTTCCAGGAGAACCGTCGTTAGACTGGCCTTCAACCGCTATCTTAAGCGATTCGAAGACGAGTTCTTAGAAAGCATCTCCGGCTTCTTCGGTCAACAGGAGCAGCGGGCCCTCGAGAGCATGAAGAGAATGGAGAAGCAGGATCCGGCTGGTTTCTTCATCGACTGGGAGGAGAACAGGGAATTAGCAAGAGAGGCGGGGCGTTTCTTCGCTTCGGCGACGATACGGGCCGGAGAGGACTTTGCAGGGGCGTTTGGTCTCGCTTTCGATCTGTATGACCCAAATATTTCGGATTTCATCACCCGGAAGACTTTCAAGTTCGCCGACGAGGTAAATAAGACCACAAAAGAGCATCTCAAAAGAGAGCTGGAAGAAAGCATTCGAGCTGGTGAGGCGCTGGCTGAGAGAACAAAGAGGGTTCAGAAGGTCTTTGACAGGGGGATTCGAGGGACGAGACCCAGGGCGAGATTGATCGCTCGAACTGAGAGTGCTTCAATTGTGAATCACGCCGATCTCATCGCGGCGAAACAAACTGGGGTCGTCTCACAGAAAGCGTGGCTGACTGCTCGCGATGAGCGTGTCAGAATGACCCATCGAGATGCCGAAGCACAGGGGTTCATTCCAATCGATTCAGCGTTCCAAGTCGGAGACTATCGAATGACAGCGCCGGGCGACCCCAACGCTGGTGTGGAGGAGCTTGCGAACTGTCGTTGCACTTTGATTTACAAAACAGATCGTCCTGTACAAGTTAGTGGTTTACCAGAGAGACCTGCAAAAGTTCCCTGGACTTCGATCTCATCAACAGAGGCTCTCAGAATGTCAAACGCCTCAGCCGCGGCAGGGAGGCTACTGGAATCCGAACTCGATAAAGTTCCTGAAATAAACAAGAAGGAGTTCTTCGAAGGACTTCGGAGGATAGAGCTGAAGGCTCCTAGATCGTCTTCTTTTGCTCCTTTTCAGCGAGTGATTAAGATTTCACGCGATCATCCATATCATATTTTCCATGAGGTGGGTCATCATGTTTCTCAGAAGTTTGGGTTCTATAAGTTCCTCGAAGAGGAACATAGCCAAAAACTCTGGGAGTTGTATCAGAAAGCAGTGCGACGGACATTAGATGCTGCCGAGCGGTACTATGCATCAAATACGATTGTAAGAGGCAAGATGAGGAGGTTGAGAGAAAGGTTCGAGCGCATGGGTCCGCGAGATGAACTTCTTTCAGTCAGAGAGTGGGAGAGACTCCACCCTCGGTTTGCAGATCTAGGCGATAGTCTTCCAATTTCTTCAACTTATGCCCTGAGGAAAGCAAGCGAGTACTTCGCAGAAACTTGGGCAAAGTATTTCCTCGAGCCCACAAGGCTTGTCAGAGTCGATCCCGAGGCGTTTGCTCTGATCGATCGCTTCGTGAAAGCAGGGGAGGTGGCGAAGTGGCTAAGAGATTTCGTGTCATCGATTATGAAGGAAGACAGCAGGGCCTGATTGACTTAGAAGAGAAGAGCTTTGAAGTTGTTGAAGCCATACCGGAACTGCGGAAGCTTCTGGAACAGATCCGGAAGGAAGGAATTTCAGTTTTGGGGCCCGGGCCGGAGGAGGAGGGCGTTCTCACAGATCAGACATACACGTTTCCTGCGGGTCTTTCGGCTCTCGCTGATTTCTACTGGGAGCTTCATAGTCACGGTTTCATCTTGGAGGAAGTTGAGTGATCGAGCTTGAGAAAATCGAAGATCTTCACAGCTATGATGCCCGGATAATGCGGGATAATCAGCTTCGAGACGATATGCGAATTGCTCTGGCCTGGCTATCATCTATCGCATCGGGAGAGAGACTAAAGTACTCCAGGCGAGAAGTTGAGGAGGCTCTAAAGAAAATCATCTACGAGTTGCTTCGAAGAGGAAAGACTACTCTCCATCCGGATGAAATGAAAGAAGCATCTCAGAATGCATTTTGGAAGGCTATCGCAAAGATCATCAAGATGAAAGTTGAGCTTCCGGATCCACATCCCGAGTTGATAAACTCGGGGAACGAGACTCTGCTGGTGCTGAAAGATAAGCTCGTCTTTCGAGACTATGAGCCATTTTGGATCATCAGCCAGGATGAACCGCAGCAGATTTATTGTGCGATTAAGCCCCAAAGACCCTTCGCCATCGATCTCGAAAAGTTCAGGAAACTTGCAGATAAGCATCAAATCAGCGAAAAGGAGCGTGAAGAACGCTGGCCAAATGCCAAGACTTTCATAGCGTATACATTCAAGCTTGTGATTAAACTGAGCGAGCCTCACAGTATCGAAGAACTGCACAAAGCCAAGGACTATGCTCCGGTCCAGCCGTCCGGGTTGATCTGGGGCGATGAGATTACACTGGAAGACTTTAAGAGATACTGGAAAAGCTTTGAACTTACTCATACGTTTATAGCTCTGGTTGGAGGACTTCCATCAAATGGCAGAACCAGAGGAGACATCGATTTCTTGATTAAAGGCCCGATTTCTCCGGAATTGCGTAAGGTGCTCGAATTCCGGATCTATCGGATGCTTCCTCGGGCTTGGTGGGCAAGAATTCACTTCCTTTATGAATGGGATGAAGAGACCAGGGGTCTTGGTCCTTTCACGTCTTATCTGCCACTTTCAAACTTGATCGTAGAAGCAGAGTCCAAACCAGAAGTGATTCAAATGTCTCTGGATGAATTCGGGAAGGCGGATATCATCCGCAGCGGAGGGAGAAAGATCAATGAGCAAGCTGAGCGGAGCTTGAAGGAGGATAGGATTAAACCGTTCCGCTTCTTCCGAACCCTAAAACCGACGAAACCGGCTCTGCCTGAGCAAAGGCAAACCTTCAGGGGCGTGGTCGAGGCCTTGGGAGCGGAAGAGATTCAAAAGGGAGTTCTTATAAGTAAGAAGTTTGATGGAGCTAATTCAATCATCTTCAGGCGTGGTGATCGGGTGGAGATCTGGAGCGAAGACGGGGAAAGGATTGATAAAAGTCTTCCCCAGATCACTAGGGCGGTGAAGAAGCTCAAAGCCAACGAGTTGGTGCTTTGTGCAGAGATCGAGTTCTGGAAAGATCGGCAACACTATCCCAGAGAAGCGGTCGCAGGCCAGCTGCACTCTAAGAAAGCTAATGACTCGAATCTGATTGCGAATGTCTACACCTGTCTATATGTCGACGGTGAGGATCTGCACGCCGCGACGGAAAAAGAGCGGCAGGATGCTCTCGCAGAAATGGGATTCTCTCAAAGCACTATTGAGGTTCCAGATCTAGATGAAAAACTCAATCTGATTCCCAACAGGCTTGCAACCTCCATTGAGGAGCTGAGGAAGTTCTTCAAAGTGATGAATGAGGCGCCGGGAAGCGAAGGAGTCGTCTTCAAAAAGCTCGAGGGAAAATATTATCTTGATGGGGATGCCAGGTCAAGCTGGGTAAAACTCCACAAGACAACGGTTTTCAAAGCTGTGGTGGTCGAACCAATTGAGACCGCAACGCAAGGGATTTTCAACTATCGGTGGGCTGTTGACCCAGGGGAGAGGAAGATCAAACCTTCTGATGCCGTCAGCATCGGAAGCAAGGAGTTCTTGGATGGAGGCAAGACATTCTCGACCACGGTCAAAGCCAGGCGAGGTGATATAATCGAGATTGAGTGTGAAACCCTTAACCTTGTGTTGAATGATGAAGATGATACGGTTGCAATCGCCGCTTGGGCGCCTCGGTTCATGGGGGTTGCAGATGCAACGCAGCCTGAAACAATAGATTTAATCGTCCGGCGTGCCTTCACTGATGGGGTTCTTCAGCAGAAGATCATCGACACCGAAGGCAAAATCAACTATCTCCCAATCGATACAAAGCCATTTGAATGGCCCGAGAAGAGGATCAAGTCCCCTCATGACTGGGAGGATTGGCCCGAGGGTGGTGCAGATCGTCGTCTGCTGGAGATAATCGAGGGGAAAGAATATTCATTGAAATTGACTCTTGAGAAAGGTGTACGCCCGGCTTTTGGTTTACCAGGTGGGAAAAGCGCGCTTGCGAGAGAGATATGCTCTCTTATCCCTGATCATAAGACATATGTTGAACCGTTCTGCGGAGCGGCTGCAGTGTTCTTTGCAAAGAAACCTTCGGATACTGAGATTCTGAATGATAGAAATCCGGAGGTCGCTAAGGCACTGAGAACAATTCGAGATCTTACCGAGGAGGATTACAAACGACTCGGAAAATTCAACTGGATTCTCGACAAAGATAAGTTCGAAAGACTGCGAGACTCAAAGCCTCAAGATGATCTATCACGGCTGCATCGATTCTTATGTCTCCAACATGCAAGTTACGGGGGTATGAGCTTCAATTTTCTCGCCCCTAGGGGAGACTGTCGGGAAATTTACAGGAGGCTGCCAAGGGTCAGGGACCGATTGAAGGGAGTAAAGATCTCAAATGAAGATTATTCAAAGATGATGAAGTTCGATTCTTCGGAAACTTTCTGGTATTTAGATCCCCCTTATCCGGGAACTACGCAAGCCTTCGGTGAAACTTCGAAGTTTGATCTCGAAGACTTAAAGAATCTCAAGGAGTTCTGTAAGAAACTAAAGGGAAAATTCATTCTAAGTCTTAATTATGATCTTCACTACAGGGAGTTATTTAAAGATTTTTTCTTCAGGATTGTTAAAACCCCAAAACGATTGGGTGAGGAAGTTCCGGGCTTGAAGAAACGAAAAGAATATTTGATCTCAAATTTTGAACTCAAACCGGTTTGGCTTTTTCTCGATAAGGATTGAAATGTTTGAGATAGGCGATGATCTTGGTTTCAAAAAAGCTAATTCATACTTGAGTTACCCTGATGAGGAAAGGACTCTGCGGTATGTCATGCAGGAGCACTGGCGTGGCTCCAGTGTTCATGTGGATTTTCGATTCACGAGCGCCTTCAGAGGTCTTCTCGGCGGGTTCACATTGATGCATCAAATTGCAGATGTTGTAAAGAAGCCTGTGCTAACCTTGGAGGATGCGAAACGGTGGGCTAGATCAGGAAAACACTCCAAGATCATCTGGGAACCACCGGGTTCGGTTCTGAAGCGAAAGACTCCGACCGGAAAGCTCACTAATATTCAACTATTGGCTTCCAAAAAGAAACTGGAACCAGAAGAGTGGGAAAAGATCGAGGGCGTGATTCCTGCTCCGAAACAGCCGGGTGAGAAAGTGAGGCCAGGGGCCACACGGTTCTTCCCAGGAGTCATGTTGATCAGAGATCTGGGGACAATTGAATATGGTGCTTTAAAAAGCTATTATGTGGAACTCTTCCTGAAAGGGAAGATCTTCAAGCGAAGAGTGGTCCTACGTCTCCTGGAGAACGTCTGGAAAGAGTTGAATGAAGATGATGCTGCAGGGCTGCAGAAGGAGTTGAAGGGGTTGATCAAAGCTGGGGAGATTCTCCGTCCTCCCGCAGCTTCGGAGGATCGGACCGGAAGGGAGGACCTAGTGTGGCAGTTTATGCTACCCGAAGAACAAACACCCTATGTTCTGACGGAGGAGTCGCTTGAAAACTGGAATCCACCAGAAGGCGTCTCTGCGCTGCCGAAAGCAATAAGAGAAAAAGTCCCGGCTCATCTTCATTACTGGAAGATGAGAGGTAGGAAAGCGGTTGAGACTAGGAGGGATCTGATCAAACTCATCGAGGCAGGTGATCTTGATCTTGGAATTCCCGAGCGGATCGAGAAGGGTGTTCTGACCGGACAGACCGTCAGATTTGTCTTCCAGCATCACTGGTTCCGTGGCCAAAAGGTCATCCGCGCAGGTCCAAGCACTGAGCATTGGGACCTGAGAATCGAACGCCCAAATGATCTTTATTATCTTGTCTGTAATGGCAACATCCTCGAAGAGGATTCGGTCACTGCTCTGGAGAAGCCATGCAAGGACAAGAGTCTTCTGGATATCCGCGGCACGATGGAAGTAAAGCCGGGAACTCAACTGAATCCTACGAAGAAGACTCCAGCCTGGCTTCAGACTCTCGATTATGGCAAGGTGACCGTGATCATAGACGATCCTGGATTCAAGAAGTTCAAGTTCTCAGGCAGAACACTCAAGGGCTTATGGGTCTGGGAGGCAGAGACCGAAGGGGCAAAAATCGGATTATTGAAGCGTAGCGAATTGCCGAAAACAGATGAAAGATGAAAGAGGTGAAGAGAGATGAGAACTGTGCAAGAGCTTTTAACTGACATTAAGAACCCTCAAGCCGTAGCTGCGATACACAATTTATCTATAACCGGAAATACCAATATACTGGCATCCGATTTGGTTCCGTCGAAGGACTCGGTGCTATTCCGAGTAATGGTGGTCTTCGATACCGCAGGAGTTTTCAAGGCGGTGATAACCCAGGGTGGAAATTCCCAGATCGTAGCGTTTAGGGAAGGCTCCACCTTGGTTGCTGGAGCGGTCTATATCTTCGATCTCCTAGCCGAACAAGGAGATTTAATCAACTTCCAGTATTCAGTTGATGCTACTCTTCAAGTCTTGAGAGTCCAGGAGCTGGTGGGAGGTGTTCAATAATGATCTATTCTCCCCAGGATTTTTTCAGCGTCAGAGAAGCCTCGAGGATAATAGCAGCCTCGAACTCGATTGACAAGAGCAAAGCAGACTATGTCTGCGACGGAGTCTCGGACCAGGTAGAGATCAATCAGGCTATCGCAGATCTAAGCGGGGGTGGCCGAATAATCCTCCTGGACGGACAGTTTAATATCTCATCTTCAATAATAATCAATCAGGCACGTCTGGCGATCGAAGGCCAAGGCAAATCAACGAAATTCTATCTGGTCGATAATTCAAACTGCGATGTGATCAAGGTGACTGCGTTTGGATCATCTGGGATTGATCTGAAGCTTCAAGATTTCTGGATCCACGGAAATAAGGCCAACCAAACTGGCGGGAATGGTATCTCCGCAGATGCTTATGCGGCTGGAAGTTATAATGAGAGAATGACCATTAAGAACATTCTCATCCAAGATGCAAAAGAAAGCTGTTTCTTTATCACGAGATTGTTCAAAGGAACAGTCTCAGGATGCTGGGCCTCCAATGCTGGAAAGCATGGCTTTGATCTTTCGCGGGCAGAAGTCTCCGCGATAATTGACTGTAAAAGCTGGGGCAATGTGATTCATGGCTTCTATCTCGATGGAATTAGTAGAATCAGTTGTCTTGAGTGTTT